AAACTACGCTTTTCGCTCGGATTCAGCACAATACCTTCTCCTTCTACCGCGTTTGTCGAGCTTGTCAACTCTACTGCTTCGCTACCGACATTTTGAATTGTGCCGCTCGTTTCCGTGATAGCCGTGAACGCCGTTGTTAAATCATATCTTTTAGCCATTTTTATTTCTCCTTTCTTTCAGAAAGACATTAACTATTATTACTGTCGGTTACATCTGCAATCAGATCAGCCATTGTTCGGATATTCTTCAAATTTCGCAGATTATTCACCACGTCAACATTGATATTCGACGATATGATGCTGACTGGAAGATCAGGATTATCATCCTTAAAGATACCCTGATTCTTTATCGAAATGATATACGAATTGTCCTGGCACTTATATAATGACACCCGCCCAAAATATGCGGCTGCAGGTCGTGCATATCGGATGATAGGTGGCTGATAATAACCTTTGACAAGACTCGGCCATACATTACTCGAATCATACCCAATATGCTGACCGGAGGTCACACTCACCGAGCTAGTCCCATTTTTCAAGTCTTCGACTATAAATGAGTTAATTGCACCTATCGGCTTTGCCTGAGCCGGATTCGACATCGTGAAACGTCTGAAACCGAACAGCATATCGCCACCAGCGACGGCATTACCTTCGGCATCTGTGATCTGACTCACTCGTTTCAAATTTGTTGTCATCGAGCAGTCCCCAAAGTTGACTGTGAAGTAAGGTTCATTCTTTTGGTCAACTTCTGTCACTGGCACCGCTTTCGCATTCGTCCATGTCGACTTCTCAACAGCATTATCCTCGAAAGATTTCACGCAGACTCGCTCGTGCAGAATCTCCTGACTGCCATTCGACCTGATCCTAACGACATAATAGATAACCGGGCACGCGATATGATAGTCAGAATAGACATCCTCATATTCTTCTGTCGAATAGTTATACTCATCATCTACAGTATGCGGGAGAACAACACCTTCGACCGCAGATAACAATATCATTTCCCAATTTCCCACATTATCTGTAAATGTAAAATTCAGGACTTGGTTGAAGAAATAAGAGCACCAGATATCGCATCCAGGAACGCTTTGACCTTCAACATTGCCCTCGAAATGATATCTTTTCGTAATCTCGCTGTCGCCACTCTCATCATAATCCAGATATATCTCTTTTAGTTTATCCAGAGCGATCTGATAATTACTGAGTGTTATCGTTTCGACTTCTGCTCCATTGTGCTTGATAGATATAACTGGATTGGAGTATACTTTTCCACCTGTAGAATGATATATCAATTCAAAGACAGGATTTTCTGCGGAAGATGCCTCATCGTTATGATAGAAATAAAAATTTGCGATAAAAGTCTGCAACTGGCGAAGTTCAACACCAACAGGAGGATCAGGTGCTTTCCCATGAAAAGATGCATCATCAACAGCATATTCAGCCGTAAAAACTTTATTTCCAGCAACCTTGATATCAAGATAACTGCACAAGTCTGTTCTCGGATTTCCTTCCACATATCCATAAACCTTGTTATTATAGGTATACATCCATGTCGTAAGATAATTTAAGGTCTTCATATAATCAACATTGTGGACAAATTGGTACGAATATATATCTCCTGACTTTTTGAATGCACCATACGGCGATTGTCGCTGACCGTCTCTATAAGACGCATCATAACCATGATAAGGAATCCCGCTGCGTCGCGTCGGCAACGCAGCCTTTTCTTTGGTCGGACTATGACCGTAGACGATATTTCCATCCGTCCAAACCGTATCACCAGGATTAACATGAATACTGCCAGCCATGCGCAGGAAACGTCCGCTTTCGTCGATGATGCCGCCAGCGGCAGCAGATTGAACAGTGACCGGATGCATATATTCGTATTTATACACCGATAATCACCGCCGATCTGCCGCTATCTGCGATGATGCACCAAACCTCATCGCCATCCTTGAAATAGATATCAACTGCAGCATAGTATGGCAGTACCTTGTTACCAATCGCGACACACCCTCCTTGGATGATACCTCTTTTTGCTTTTTGGTCTTCTGTCCGCTTGATAATCGCAGTCATGACCATGTTACTGACCGCGTTTTTCATCGCACTCAAATCTGCTGCCATCAGTACCACCTCACAAATTCAAGAGTCTGCTTATTGCGTATGTTCTCAGTTATGCTGACAGTATTAGATCGCAGATAGTAGATATTTCCATGCCAGGATATCCTATCATTGAAGTCAATCACATGATTGTAATCATATAACTCTAAAGTAACGGATTCTTCCGTTTTTCGGTCGAGCCAACGGATATCATTTGTCAGTTCCTGCAGCAATGCATCACCATCGACCGGGAACGACGTGTCTATCAATGCCACTCCGTTAATCGTGCGGGTATATTCTCCGAGCTTCTTTTCATGGCTAGAATAACCTGTCTGCAAATATCGCTGTCCATCAGCATCCCAGACATAGGGATAGAAGTGACCGTTGCTGTCGTACCCCCCTACAAAACCCTCTTTATACGAGCCGTTTCCCGACATCATTCCTTGGTACTGGTAGGGAGTCACTCGGTCGTCGAAGTCTGACGGCGAGACAACACTGCCCAAAATCCCGCTATCATCCGTCGCCGTAATCTGGCTCTGTCCATAGCTCACTCGGTCATGCGTCGTAACAACTTCATCTGTTTGAACTCCATTGACATAAGTGACAGCAGTTTCGCGATAGAGATATTTCTTGCCACCATCCAACTCCTCATATTCATAAGTCGTCTCAACTCGCTCATCACCATGTTCCACAGTCGTCCGTTGGACTAAGCCATCATCACCAAGAATATCTCCTCCCTCTGGCGATGGCTCTTGAGACTGTGGTGGGAAGGGAGTCAACTCCGGGGATGCCCAAGTATCATATACCGGCTTAACCTCTGTCTCAGTCTTCGGATCACTCCCCCAGGTCGTGCGGATAATCTTCTTTGTGACCGTATGCACAGTCAATTCCTGGTTATCTAGGACGACAACATGGTCTTCATGCCCTCTCTGGATGACATAAATAGTATCACCACGCATATAGCAGTTAATCATCCGCTGCGGCAGGCGAGAGGTCCAGCCAAACAACTCAGATATTAATCCTGCATAATTCGTGCCGGATTGGACTTTCACGTCCATTGTAGAGATATAGTCGTCGAATTTCAGCGAGATATTCTTCCCTAAGCTGTTCGCAATCGATGTAATATGTGCGCTGGCTGGCGCAGACGGCACCTTCTCGACCGTATCCTCATGCGTCGCATTATACTCATCAACGGCATCCTCGTATTCAGGAGTCCATTCCCAATCTGATTCGGAGACTTCATAGGCCATCTGCTTATAGAGTATTTCGTCAATGTCGCAGGTGCATTTACAGGTCTGCAGAACGCCTCTGGTACTTGTCTCCTCAACTCTTCCATCCGTGACATAATCCAGAAACTGCATATTGACAGCCGACATTATATCCGCATTACCAATATGCGTAAATGTAACATTATCCGTCAATTGTTGCTCTTGTAAAGATATCGAAACACTCTGCAAGGTGCTGTCGTTATTCGATACTGAATGCGGGATTTGTCTACATGTGTCACAAGAAAATTCAAATGTCTTAATAATATCTCGCTCTAAATCAGATTTAGGAGTCACGGTTTTCACGAGGACACGACTACAGTCAGCATCTAATCCTTCTGTCCGTACTATTCGCCGCATTAAGTCATATATGAACGTCTCTGCGCTTCCTGTTAAAATACGTTCCGTATCATAAAAGTTCAGCACATATCCTTCATAAAATTCAAGCGGCTCATTGGATATAATCAGATTGCTGACATAGATATTACTCCCATCCATCTGGATATATAGGTTAGAAAAATCATTACCATTGTTAACATTGCCGATATAACTAAATTCTTCATTGCCAATCAAACAATCTATAAGGCCATCATTAGCATCACTAACCATATGCATCCAAAATGGACGACGCTTATTAGCCCCTAAACTATAACCTCCAGTTTTACTTGTTCCATTATGCCAAATAGCGTATCGGTTCGTTATCGTCGGGTCTGTCGAAAAGCCATTAGCGTTACTACTATCATCACTATAGATTCGTATTCTGTCATTATTGGAGTAATTAGCCGTTGTATAGATATCGCATTTTATCCAGATTTCTTTTTCTGGAAAGATTCCAAAACAAGCAGTTTTGTCTGGCTGATAGAACGCTACCCCGGTAACGGATTGTTCTGGTGTCAGATTTGTCACTGTTGTTCCATTGGCTGTCGTTAAGAGGTCTGCTCTACCGGGATTCTCATAACGCCATTTCCCAACAATTTTTCTTGATGTATCTGCTTTGACTACAACCGTATACGGCTCATCATAAAATGATGTCGTGGGAGGAGTGAAATTACTGGAATAGAGTGCCTTATCGTCATATAAGGTAAATTCGTCAATGTAGCATGTGCCGTAAGAATCCGTATAGCCTGTGGAACTCTCTTTGACTCCTTTACCCAAAATCGGATATACGCCCTGCCTGGTTATTGGTGCACTTAATTGACATACGGTCTGAGATTGTCCATTCAAATATACGGTTATCGTGCTATTACTATCTTTGTAAACGATTGCGACGTGCACCCATTGCGACAATGCTGTTAATGTCAATTCTGCTTCCACTAATTTGGTAGAATCGCATGTCCCATCCGATGAGTAATAGAAGTAGAATTTGCCTGTTTTGGGCGAATTTGATATTTGCAGTAACGTTTTTATCGAAGATGAAAAAATTTCACTGATACTAAAGATGCCTCTTATGTCTGTCGCTGTTATGGAGCTTACTTCCTTCGGATTCACCCAAAAATCTACTGTAAAGTCCTGCCCACCGAGGTTTATTGGAGCCATAGGATACATACTTTCCGAAGAAAAATAATTAGAGTTTGCTCCATGAAATACAATCGATGAGTTTAATGTTCCGCCAGCATACCAAGATACCGATGCATTTCCTGCCTTATCTTCATCTCTCGAAGTATCAAACGGCAACCACATTATCAAGTATTTATTAATAATCATCACTTCACCCCCCCCTTCGCCTAACACTATTATACGGATACTGATGCGATTGTCGCAGTCACTGATAAGCTGACGCTTCTATCGGTCGATGGACTCTCTGTGCTGTCAGATGATGCTTGTGCCCAAAATATGACATTCGCGTCCGTAATAGTCGTCGTTATCGTGATACTGTCCGTATAAGTGCCGTTCTCCGTCAGAGATAATTTCCATTTGTCATTCGTATCACCACTATCCGCGATTGTCGTATTTCCTGTCGTCGTAAAACCGGATATAGTGCGAATAGCCAGCTTGATTTTTTTTGATTCGCTCTGAGATGCATCTAATGATACCGTGACTGGTGCCGTATAAGCACCATCCGTACTTACTGCCGTTCCATCTGTTCCGCCCGACGTGGGATTGCCTTGATAGATATTGATATAAGCATTAGCCATTGTTATACCCTCCAAATCTCGAAATCAAGCAGAATATATCCCGGAAATCTAGGCTGATAGTGCCATGACCGGATGACTATTCTGCAGTTTGTCCAAACTTCGCCAGCCTCATCCGTGAAAGTTATCAACGTCCGGGCCTCCCATAATGCGACAATCGAATTGAAATTCGCCTTTGAAAACAGACAGGATAACGAGAAACTGTCACCGCTGGCGATATGGCCATAGTCCTGAACTGCATTGCCGTTGATAAGCTGCACTCGTTCAATACGGTCATCGACATTGACCGTACAGGACTCCGGAGAACGATAGCTCTCGATATTATTGATTTTTATCTTCATAGCCAGCCCTCCTAGTTTCCATAGCCTGTATTGATACGATTTGTGGCTTCCTGCACTGCCGAGGTGACACCATTGGCCACATTCGCCGTGATATCATCCGTCAGCCGCTGCTTCATCGCATTATCGAAAACGTAAGCACCGCCCAAGTCAACATTGATTGTCGGACTCACTGTTATCGTCGGAGGATTATTGCCATTCTGCTGCACCGCACCAAGGATAGCTGACAGATTGGAATTGACCTGAGCGACCTCCGGATTAATCTGACCGAGGATATTAGTTATCTCGCTATTTGACTGAGTGAGCGTATTCGTCAGCTCTGCCATGCCGCCCGCACTGCCGCCTTTGATGAGGTCAGAACCCCAATTATTTGCCTCTTTCATAGCCTTCTGAAAGCCCATCACCTCAGACATTGTCGTCCTGTCCCACGGATTCACGCCAGCCTCTCTCATCATCGCAGACTTGAGAGCCTGAATCGCATTCTGCTGACGGTCTCCCTGGCTCATCGTGAAGTCATACATGCCACTACTGCCAGCGACCTGTCCCTGCATGGCCCGGCGATATATCTCCAGATACTTTTTCTGAGCCGTGAACATGTTTTTCACGGAATCATTAATCGCTTGTTGTTTCTGAGCCTCAGCCGCCCGCGTCGCCGTGACCTCATCCAGCCCCTTCTGTATCCACGCTTTTTTCTCGCGCTCTATCTGGTTGAGCCGCTTCGTGAGTGAGTCCGCATAGATATTGTCAAGATATTCAGCCGTTTCCTTTTCGAACTGCTCTACGACCTTGGATTTCTTCAGCATAGCTTCACGAGCAACGAGAGCCGGATCCGCACCTTTTTTGAGCGTATCCTCTGCAGCATTGTCAATGCCATAAAGGTTCCGCTGATAGTCACTCATTGACAGACCAGCAATACTGCGAGTCAATGCCTTATTCGCTTCTTTGGCCTCTTTCGCGGCCGCTTTCATCGCTTTCTTGATGTCATCAGCAACAGATACCCACGCAGCGGCCTCTGTTTTTCCTTCTGCAACTGATGCCTCGACTTTATCTTTGATAGCCTCCAACTGCTCTTTCAGCCGTTCACTGGTGGCATTGGCTAGCTCTTTCTCCAGTTCTTTTTGGACATCTGCTGCCTGTTGCTCAAGTTGAACAGATTGTCCAACAGTTTCTTTGGTTTCTTGTCTTCGTTGCTCATTAAATTCTTTGATGGCTTGTTCTTCTTGCTTCAAAAGCTCTTCACGAGTCCTGATTGCTTGCTTTTCTTCATCAGACATCAGTCTGTTGGCTACCCACGCATAGATAGACTCGCCTATGCTTGATGTGATACCGCCACCTGCAACAGCACCAGGAGCACCACCATAAGCACCACCAACACCAAAGCCAATCAAACCGCCCGCATTTTGGCCCTTTTGGAGATATTCACTAAAACCATTTCTTTTTAAGACTTCCTTGCTGAAATCGCCCTCTATTGTCGTTAACTCATTAAACTCTTTTTTTAACGAGCCTAATGTTGTTATCAGCGTCGTGATTGTAGATGTCAATCCACCGAGGACATCACCTGCAGCACTACCAAACGCTTTGATAGAGTCCTGGTTATCCCTTATCTGTTGTGCAAAATCTGCAAAGCCTTTCGTTATTTCCGGCATCAGCTCTTTGGCTACTGGCATAAGAGCCTGCCCTATGGCTCCCGTGAGTTGACCTGCCTGCATCTGCATAGCCTGCCATTCAATATATAGCTCATGAGCTTCTTGCGGATTCAAGAGTCCTGTCGTCTTAATCCGGGAGACTATCTCCATATTAGTGGCATAGTCCTGCAGAAGTGGGACAAGAGCCGCACCTTTTGCTCCCAGAGCCTGTGTCACAAACTCAGTCTCACGACCTGCCTTGACTGCAGCCTGATAGCCTTTGGCCAACTGCGCCAATTGTTGCTGATAGGACAGCAGGTTTCCTTTATCGTCTGTGAGTGTAAATCCAAATTCAGTCATCGCCTGCGACAACGAGTTTTGAGTTTTGGCCGCAGCCAGAGCTTGTTTATCCAGTCTCGCAAATAACGGAATCACCGAGTTAATATCTGTGCCGGATAGTTGGAAGACTTTCGATAGCTGCGATGCCTCTGCCGTCGTTGTATGCAGTCTGGTCGATAACTTATATAAGTCATTGCCAGCTTTCATTGCCTTGTCTGTCAGCGCAAATATGCCAGCTCCTGCCGTTATCCCTGCGACAACACCAGTGATAGCAGTATTGAGCTTGCCGATAGCACCAACAGTACCTGTGACCTTGCCAGTAACGTTATTGAAACCATTCGCCAACGTACCAAGCGCAGATGTTGATGCTGTACTGGTCTTTGCAAGTTCCCCATTGACCTGTGCGAGCTGAGCCTTGAGTCTTTCGATATCACGCATCTGATAGAGTCGTTTCGTGTCGACACCACGAGTCAACGAGCTATCTTTGCCGTATGTCTTCTCATTGGCCTGATAAGCCCTATTGAGCAGTTCCAGCTTCTTTTGCTGGACGGCCAGCTCATCATTAAGAGCCTTTTCCCTTGCCTTGAGCGCCTCCACGGATTTTCCGGCGGCTTCCAGCCGTGTCACATCGATATCCGCCTTGAGCCGAATCTGGTTTGCTTCGCTATTGAGGCGAGACATAGCCTGCTTGACCGTCTTGCCAGCCGTTTCAAAGCCTAGTTCTAAATCAGCGATATTTAAGCCGAGCGACAGATATAAGCTATCTACCTCCTGCCCCATCGAATCTTTCCCTTTTGCCATAATCTCACCTCTTGTCATAGGACATCGTCAATATATGCAGTATCTTTTGCCGCTTCCAGCTTCTCCAGAACGCACAACTGGTCAAGAAGAAAATCCATATCCGTATTATCAATATCTTGCACTGTCCAGCTATAACCTTCCTGAAAACGTGCATAGAGCCTTAGTAAATGCTCGTACGGAGTCAGCGTTATTTCGCTTCCTCCGCTTCTGCGTTTTTTGGGAGTTTCTTTAGTTTTTCATTCACCAAGTTAATCACATATCTTGCGCCGTCAAGATATCCAGGGACAACATAGGCGGGATCAATATCATCCGGATTAACATCGAACATCTGACCGACGATTTTAGCATGTTCAATCATCAGCTCATGGAAAGTCCACTCGTCTTTATTTTTCTCGTCATATTCTGCGACCATCCGCCACATCTTCATATTCGGACGCGGCAATGTCACTTCTTCGCCTGTCGCCAGTTTAATTTTTGGAATATCCATCTTGTAATCCTCCTAAAAAAGCGGCAGGATTCAACCTGCCGCCCACTATATCATCATGCTTCGATACTGGTATACCAGCTTGCGATTACCGTTGCACTTTCTGTGTTGTCCGAATCTGCCACGCGCTTCCACTGGCCGTCGTACTCACGCGCAACAAAACGACCTTCCATCTTCGGAGTCGTAAAGTTTACGCTCTCGCCCTTCGTTTGAATTGTTTCCTGCGACGGCGAAAAACGACCTTTCAGCAGTTTTACGTAGCGCGTCTGACCGTTATGTTTTTTCGCTTCAAAAGCAAGAGCGACGTACGGCGCAGTATCGCTCGCTTTTGCAATCAATTGCTTTGTTGTCGAATCAACCTCATGGCCGAGAAGGGCGGCCTGGTCTTCAAGCGGCAAATCTGCCGTTTCAATTGTTACCGTGATTTCCGTCATAGACGAGTCCGTTGCAAAAGGCGCATCATCACCATATAACGTGTTGAACGTGATAGACGGATTAATATCTACCTGAATCGCACCAGCAATTCTTTTCATTGTTCCATATGTAGCACCTGAGCTACTGTCGCTCGACAACGGTGCATAGTAAAGGTTCTTCAAACCTACTGTTGCCATTCCGAATCAACTCCTATCCTGTAATCTACGATTAAAACTCTTTGATCATTTTCGACATAAGGCATAGCCTGGACTCTCGCATATCCCAACCCCTGCATTATCTGATGAATCCGCCGATATATTGCGTGATACTGCCCATCTGTTGTGATGATATGAACGCGCATGGTGACCCTGTGAGTCACCTCAATATCATCACCGACCAGAGCAGGAACATCGCTTACAGGCGAATAGACGAGAATCGGATAGCGTAGATTGTCGTCACTTGGTGCTTGCAGATGAAATACAGACTTAATGCCGTTTGGCAGCATAGCCATTAGGTCACTGTCGCCTGTTATGCCTGTATATACCTGCGCTTCCAGTTCCATTGTTTCCACGTTATCACCTTCTCTTTACAGCCGCTTGAATAGCTTGAATAATACTTTGCCTTACGCTATCCCTATGAGCTTCCATAGCCGGATATAAGAACGGGCGATTGACTCTCGGAGAGAATTCTACAATCTGCCCATAGAGATACCCGTCTCTTGATTTCGCATTTGCTGAAATCTGATATATTGTGCCACTTCTTTTCGACTCTGCTTTTATCGAGTCTCTTAATGCTCCTGGAGTAACATCTTGTGCAAAATACGCTCTGCCGTTCTTCTTATGCCCTTCATAGACAGGGCAGCGACTTTTTGCATCGTTCACAATTTCATCGGCACCTTTTTTGAGCGCATCTTTTGCCGCCTGCAGAACATGGTCGCCAAGCTCTTTAAGATGCTGTTCTGTTTGGCTTGTCGAAACATGTCCCCGCGAAAACGATTTCGCCTTGTAATTATTCCGCCTTGCCATCTGGAACCACCTCAATGCAGTCTAAGACAGTCCAAATCCTGCGGCTCTCAGCATCGTATGGAGTGGATGTTATGCGTAATCTCTTGTTACGCCACTTAATAACATCATCCGGTGATATATCATCACGATACCGCACGATTATGCGATATCCGATAGATGCCGCCCGCTCAACTCCCCCATCTGATATACCAGCATTAACCGCCAGCACCTTCGCCCAACATTCCGCCCGCACAACTTCATCACTTTGCAGGATATCGCCAAGCTCGTTGCGATAATTGACAAAAGACAGTATCTGGATTCGCTCTTTCAAATCATCTATTGTCGTCCGCATTATCGTCCCGGAATTAATCATGGCGTTACCTCCACATCAGCCCAATATTGCAACTGCGCAATCTGGCTTTGGATATAGTAAGGGAAGTTCTCGCGCTGGTCATTGGACGGATCGCGATTCCTGTAGAATTCGGACACAAGTGCCAGCTTAACCATATCAGCCTTTGATGCAAAGTCTGTGTCTGTCAGCTTGTCAGCATAACCGTCTATAGATGCGACAAGATATGATTCTGCCGCATCCATAAACGTCTGCAGAAGCGTGTCCTCATAGGCGGCATCAATCCGAAGATAATCTTTTACCTGCTGTAGTGTTACCGCCATAGCGCACCTCCAATTAGGCCAACTCTACTTTGCGAGCAATCATGGCATTGCTGTCGTATACCGTCGTCCCGAAGCGGATTACGCCGCGCAGTGCAGTGCCGTATTTACGCCACAGATACTCGGTGCTGATAGCCAGTTCCATGCCTTTGCGCTCGAACATCCACACATATTCAGCGAGATTACCGATGAAGAACGGTGCATAACTTTTTGCAGAAGCACCGCTGCCCGTTTCGATATTCTCAAGCAGACTGTCTTCGATAACAACGATTTCTTTACCGCGATACATATATTTATCCGGCTGAGTAACATCCGGCACGAACAGCGGACGATTGTTACCATCGTCGAGGTTAGCTAAGAACAGGAAACCACTCTGATTCGTGTAGATTTTAGCATTGTTGTAGTATTTGCGATTCAGCCCTTTAAACAGTGCTTCGTTCAGAGCCTTATGGCTGGAAATCGTCGGAGCAGATGCGCCGCCAGT